CCTTTTCGAAATGGAGCTATCATTCTAGTTATCTCTCTATTTTGTTGTATATTAACTACGCCAAAATCCCCAACGCCGGCAACGCCTAGAGGAGCGTTTCGCATAGCAAATAATTCGCTAGCTAACATTAAAGTAGCTTGTCTAATTTGTTCAGGAACAGCAGCATATCCCCACTTAGCTGTTATTTCAGCTCTAGGCCTATTGCTTGAATAATCTAATGGCCATTCATTTGATCCGTCGCTAATAAGTTCTATAATATAAAACGGATTACCAGTTATTCCTCCAACAACTCCATTTATAGGTAATAATTGAAATTCAGAAGCGCTAACAGTAACTTCATAAGTTCCGTCATCGTCATCATCATACTTAACAATTAATCCAGTAGTTGTTGAAATATCATCAACTCTTAATCTATATAAATCATCTGTAAAAAACTTACGCGCAGAAGCAGACCCTTCAGCATAAAAAATTCTGCCACAAAATGCGTCAATCTGTCTTGAAGCTGCATTAATAGCGTCATCTAATAAACTATCATCGGCTGTATCAGTTGTTGGAATTCCAACAAATGATTTTAATTCATTTTGTGTGCAGTAGCCATTTGTAATTGCCATAGAAAATTACTTCCTTTTTTTTCGGCCTTTACTTTTTGACCCTTTCATTTTTTTTCCGTAACCATAACCTTTAGGCATAATTACTTTTTCTTTTCTACTTTTTTTTCAGCTTTAGGTTTTGCAGTTTTTGTTTCAACTTTTCCACCTGCTGCTTTAATAGCTTCTTTAACTGCTTTAGCACGTTCAGCCTTTCCATAAAGTTCATATCCTTTAAGTTCTTCTTTTAAAGCTTCTATTTCTTCTTTATTCTTTGCCATAATATCTTTCCTTAATGGTTTAGGCCTGTTAGTTGCCTAGCAGGCCTTAACCATAATTTAACCTAGAAACTAGGAGTTATAAGTCCTGTTCCTTGTATTTTTGTCATTCCAGCTGGGTATCTTCCAGAAGCAAATGCAGAATAACCATAAACAACCATTTTAGTTGTTAATGAGCCAGCATTTGTTTCTTCAAATTTCAACTGCATTAAGTTGTCTTCAAACAAAATATGGTCATCAACTTTCAAGACATAAATTTGATCTTGATCGTTTCCACCACCATCTGTTGTAGTTACGTTAGCGTCAGTAATAACTGGGAGACCCAATATATTTCCAACTACGTTTCCATAAGCAGCGGCTTCACCAACACCTACAGCATTGTCAGGATTATTTCCTGAAGGCAATACTAATGGTCTTGAGTTTCCGTCTACGCCTGCTGTAAAGAAACCCCAACGTCTAGGGTGCATAATGATTGCAGTTGCTGGAGCAAATCTATTTGCATTTACTTTTTGAACAGCGTCTGCTATTTTAGGGAATGCTTCTCCAACTGTAGGAGTTGCGTCAGTGTATGTTACAGTATTTTGTCCTGAAACATTTCTGATTCCTAAAGGCTGGCCGGAACTTCCGGAGCCTTCAATCATTAATTCATCTAATTTACCATAATATGCAGCAACTAAATCTTGAAAAATAATGCTTTCAAGACTAAATCCTGGTTGACCACCACGCTCAAGAGCTTGCCTTGAAACGTCTTGCTGACCTGCAACTGTATCAACATTAACTGTTAATAAAGTGTCATCAATGTTGGTTTCTTGAACTGCTGAATTTTGGGAAGCTTGTTCTGCTGCCGCTGATCCAGTTGTAATTCTTGAAACTTCAACTTTCATTCCGAAGTCAGGAAGAGGCTTCTTAGGAATAGCGTTATAAACTGCTGCTCCTGCTCTTGCTATTGGTGCATATTCGTCAACTAAATATTGAGGAACTACTAAACCTGTAAAGGCTCCTGTTCCAATATCTCTAGCTTCGTGGTCTTGATGTTTTCCAATTCTTTCTTGTGCTTTAAAGTCACCTTGCTTTGATCTCCAAGCGTCTGCAATAAAAGAGTGATCGCCACCTTTTCTATACATATCTGGCTCATTGACTTCAACAATAGCTTCTTTGTCGCCTAAGTCTTCATCTTCAACATTAAGTTCCATTCTGCTTTCTTTAACTGCTTTAAGAGTCTCAGCTGCTTCTCTTGCTTCTTCGATCTTGTCATTAAGCTCTTTAACTTCAGTGTGCAATTCATTTGACCTTGCAAATTTTGCGTCAAAATCTTCGCCAGCTTCCATTTCATCTAGCTCAGCAACAAGTCCATCAAGTTCAGCTACTTTTGAATCTCTAGCTTCAATTAATTTTTTCATAATTTCCTTTATGCTATTTTTCTTTTACTATTGCATGGAGTGTGTTTTAAAGTGTGATACACGGCACAAAACACGGCTACACGTCTTAGCGAATGCCATCTCTTTCAAGTTTCATTTTTAATAATTCAACTTTAGGATTACTTCGCTTTTTATCAACTTCATTGCTATCAGCAACTTTATCAATAAAACCTTCTAAAATTTCTTTTGCTTGCTCACCAGTTCTTGCTTCAACTAATTCTTTATGCAAGTTATCTATATCAACGCCTCTTAACTTAGCTCCAGCCCACGGATTAGCAGGATAAGTTACTACGCTTACGTCAAATAATCTTGCTTCATTTACTTCTCTATTTTCTCCAGAATTGTCAAAATTATCTTTAATTGCTGCAAAAGCAAAAGACATTTCATTTAAATCTCCACGCTTCATTGCGCTAGCTACTTCAGCCACAGTAGGGTTATTAGGATCAAGCTCAGCTCTGACAAATAAACCATAATCATCTTCTTCAAGTTTTAAAGTTCCTGATGATGTTCTAGCTAGTGGAATGCCATCATGATTAACTAAAAATCTTACATCATCTTGTTCTTGTAATGTTTTTTTAAAAGCACCTTGTTTAATTGTTTCGTTATATTGGCCTCTGCTATCTCTTACGCCATAAGGCTTATCGAATACAGAAGCATAACCTGTAAATAACAATGTATTTTTATCATCATTGTTTCTTTCTTCTACTGCTGCAAATGTAAAACTTCTATTTTCAGTTTGTCTTTCCATGTTTTCTATATTAGTAATACTTCTTTGCTTTTCTAACGTTTGTGACATTGCAACGGCCCTATCAAATACTTCAATATGTTGACTGCTCATTTTTTCCTCCTTTTTTGCGCTATATCTAGGGTGTTCTTTTGGTAACAAATCATTGTCTGATCGGTAATTAGGATTTTTAGGTTTATCATTTTTTAATAAATAACTAAAAGCTTTTAATCTAGCTAATCCCCACGCTTGTCTGCTAACCCCTGGCCTATGACTTGTTGAAAATGCTCCGAAGCCTCTTCTTACAACAGCTTTAGCCGATGAAGCTTTTAATTTACGCCATGAGGCCATTCCTGCTACTTCTTCATTATGTTCTGTTATTCTATTCTTAATAGCTTTCTCTGTTGATTCGCTAAATTTAATTCCGCCAGATTTTCCACTAGCAGACCCTTTTTTATTTTTTTTGCTTCCTTTAATTTGGTCTTTTTTAGGTGCAGGTGTTGATGGGTCATTTCTAGGCTCAAGCTCACCTTCTTTAACTAACTGAGCTATTTTTCTGTCTGCCCAGTCTGCTGCTTGCATAGGGTTAGTCCAGGGATTGGACCCCCATAATAAAAATGCCACATCAGAATAACGCCAAGTATCAGGGTCTTGAGGATTAGTTTTTTCTCTATCAAGGTCAACAATATGGCGTTTATGCCAGGCTGCTATACGAACAATTTTAGATATTGATATAGGACGGCCGGCGGCCATATCTCTTGCTTCTCTTTTTGTTTTATCAGTTAATCCTGGTCCAGCTTTTCTTAAATTATCTAAACCTCGTTGCGCATTTTTTTTCATAAACTCAGGAGGTGTTCTATCAACTTGCCTAAGCTCTCTTTCATTTTCTACTAAATCAACATCATCTTCATCTTTATGTTTCATTCCTGTAAGCTTAGTATAGTCTTCCATTTTTTCGCAAGGCATATAATACGTCTCTCCATTTATTTCATGAGTATGCGATCCAACGCAACCTATTTCTTTGGCTTTATCTTCTGCTTCTTTTTGAGTTTCATAAATATCATTTTCAGGGTCAGCTTGTCTACTATATTCTTTTTCTGCTAGGTTTAAAGCGGTTATTTGATCTTTAGCTTCTTTTTCTGTTTTATGACAGCCCATAATTTCTTTATCACTTTCTTTAATAACAGCGAAGCCATCGCAGTCTTTATTATTAGCGTCAATACTATATGGCATTATTCTTGATTAAGCTCATTTGTAGGG